ACCATTTCCTTCAATACCTGAGACATCTTGCCGACATCGCCAGTTCGGATTTTGTTGAGCGTGGCAGTTGGGTCTGCCATAAACTCGTCGCTCATAACATGTTTAGTTACAGCATTAATTTTTGCTGTGCGCAACGCAACGCGAAACTTTTCGCTGTATTCTTTTTGCACGCCAGCATCGCCAATTAGCATTGACTGATTTGAAATGTTTACTTCTATATTTTTTGCAAGATCATTGATTGATCTTTGCTGACCATTTTGATCAATCCAAAAACCTCTGGAAACGGTAGCCTCTAGCAGCTTCATTGTGTTGTCAAAGTCCAAGTCAAACTTGGTAATGTCCTCAGACTTTTTGCGCTTTAACTCAGACTCATAAGCAGCGTTCAGCACCGTGTTGCCATGCGTTGCCATCGTTGCACGCAGCTTGATGGATGCCTCGCCATCAATCTTGGCTAACGACTTGGCATACCCATCAGTCACAACAGCAATCTTATTCGCAACATCTGTCGAAGATGCTTTTCCGTTCTGCACATCAACCAACAGCTTTGTTAATTCGTTACGGCCTTCCATCTCAAAATAGCCGGACAGTTGCAGCGTGCGAGCCTTTTGCAATGCCTTGCCATAAACAGAAAAATCACCAGATGTTTTACCAACGCCAGAAATTGCTGATGGCAACCCTTCTCTAGCAAGCGCAAGTTGTTGATCAGTGATTGGATTTTCTGCAGCAAACTTTATCGCTTCTTCTTGCGCCATTTCCTTGGCCATGCCAAATACGCTCGTTGACATACGGTCAAGAATGTCAGCCATCGTGGCCGCACCTCTGGCCTCTTCTCTGGCTGCAACCATAAAATCAACCTGCTGCGGCGCGATGCGCTCCATCGGCACACCGCCTGGTGCATCTATTTGGATTCGACCGGATTCAATTCTGGTTGCCATGTCGTTGCCTTATCCTCTATACGCAGTTTGGGCAAAATCAACTGCACCACGGGTCAATGTAGCACCAGCCAACAAGCCAGCCTGCTGACGCGCAGCTTTGCCAGCTTGGGTGTACTGGCCAGCCTGGCGCTGTGCCGCAAACACATTTAGGAAATTTTGATAGTCAGTCGATTGGATCATCGCAGCTGCATCTTCAAACCCAAGCACGCGAGCTGTTAGCGCGTTCAGATCAGCAATGCCAACATCAAACATGGTGGCCTGCACATTCTCGCGCTGGATTGCAGCTGCGCTGCCTTCGCCAAATGCCACACCCGACGCAGCAGCTCGAGCTCTGGCGGTGGCATTGGTTGCCCTTAGATTCTTCAGCAGCTGGTTGCCAGCGATCTGGTAATTCTGCGCTTCAACCTGCGCCTTCTTTAACATCCGGCCAGCTTGGATCTGCGCATACTGATCCGACATCTCTGCGCGAACCTCGGCCACCGCCAGGTTGTCGCGTGCCTGCAGCAGGTAACCTGTCTGCTGCTGGATGCCAGCAGCCAGCTGCGCCTGCGAAGCAGCATAAGATGCAATAAGGCCAGCGCCTGCGACTATCATCCCACCAGAAACGCCACCAGAAACACCGCCAGTTGCCGGGGCTCCACCACCGGCTTGGCCGAGTAATTCTTCTCTGACAATATCAGCCATGTCTATGTTCCCGAGTAAACGGCCACGCGATAGTCAAGGCCGAGCAAGTTCATCTTCAGCGGCAGATTCTGCGACACCTCGATCGACTGCTCGCGGCTGTAACCCAGCACACCATTGACCCGCTTGATGCCGGTGAAGGTAGGCTCCGGGTCATCCAGCAACGGATTGTCCAGCAACCTAAACGCCACCGGCTGATTATTCAGCACAATGTTTTGTGTCTCTTCCAGCACCGCGCTGATCTCAACAATACGCTTCTTGAACGATACCCGGCTACCGGTCTGCAGCTTGATCTCGACAGGCATGGTTTTGACATAGACCGTGATCGGCAAGCCAACCTCGTAGCCTGTAGTTGATGCCCGGTCAAACGTCACCGAGCCACCACCGCTGACAGTCTCGTTAGTCTGTGGCACACCGTCGGTGATGACGTTCAGCGACTTGGCAATGTGCGGCAGGCTTGATGCGCTTGCTGCAGCACCACCCACAAATGCGCAGTCGGTATACAGATCATCTTGGAAACGCTCAACAAAGTACCTTGTGGTGCCATTAAACACACGTTTAGTCACGACATAGATCTGAGTGACATCCACGCCAACGTCGATAAACTCACCATCGGTAGTGTACTCAGAGGGCGACGTAATCTGCTGGCTGCGCATAATGGAGAAGACTGCCATTGTGCCGTCGTTGGCGTTGGTCATCAGCAGCAGATCAGCCTCTTCTGTACTAGATGCCCGACGCAAAGCAATCCGCTGCGGCCCCTTCAGCAGGTGGCCAGACAGCAGCGAGATCCGCTGTGTGATGTAGGTCAGCTGGGTGTCGCTAAAGAGAAACTCATTGAGCGACTTGCCCTGGCGCTGGATGTAGACCGAACCAGACTCGACCGACTGCACCCGAGTGCCAGGCTTGATGCCATTTCGGCTGACGTTCTTAAACGTGAAGGTCAGCGGGGTGATCGGCTCAGTACCCTGTTGCGGCACAAAGAATTCACCGCCGGTGGTAAATACTTGGAAGTCACGCGAGCTGATAATGTCGGTGATGACGTTCAGATCGTTGGTGTCTAGCGTCGCTTCGACCGCATCATCGTCCAAAGATTCAAACGGCACAAAGTCAAAAAATAGCCCGATCTTGCTGCCCCACACGGTCGATGGCCGCGACTTGCTGCCGCCAAAGTACAGCCGACCCTCATGGAAAGTTACCGACCGCGGCCAGCCTCTAGTGCTCGACCAGACATCCTCATAATTGTGCTCAAGCTCCCAGCGGCCAGCATCAATGGCGGTGGTGTTAAAAAATGGGTATTCGGTAACAGCCTCGACCACCGTTGCCGATATGTACCGAGTAATCCTTGCGCGGCCCTGTGGGCTAACATTGACGTACTGGTTGACCGATTCTACTGACCAAGTGGTAACTGAGTAATTGCTTGCGCTAGTTGGCGTTGTTGTCCATGCCGGGGTTACCGTTGCCACCTTGGTGCTGCCGACGTAGTCCTCAATAATCCTGATCTGGCCAGCACCTGTGCCGCTGGTGATCGTGACATACATGCCGTTATAGATGTCATCAGTAGCGCTAGCCGTTGATTTCAGCGTGATGGTGGTACTGGTGCCAGCCTGTGCCGCGCCGCTGTCGTGGTGCGTTGTAGAGGCTGTCAGCGTGATGTTTCCCGATACCGCAGACGGTGTTAGCGTTGATCCATTGTTTGTGTGGAAATCAATGTTGAATGCGTACTTTGGGATGCTGTCAAAAGTAATCGTGGTCGCCGTCCAGGCTGTGTCGCTGGTGCGTGTTATGCGCACCGGCTGCAGGTCAGGATGCACCACAATCAGCGTATCAGCAGACTGCGTCCAGCACATATCGTCAACGATGCTGCTGCCGATGGTGGTGGTCAGGTAGTTGTTTCCGCTGCCGTTGATGTTGGCCTGCACTACGCCATTCTTGATGACATACATGCGGTTATGCGTAAAGCACAGCATGTAGGAATCATCGACAGAAAATGAGAACGGCACCAAGCGCACGCCATTGCCTGCAGACTCTGTACCGGTATTAGGCAGCTGTAAGATGTGCTTTAAGCCTGGGCGGCGACGCAGGCCACCTTGCGGCTGTATCAGGACATTCGTTGCCTTGGCCAGCGCATTGCCATACTGCTGCAAATCGACACGCGCACGCAGTAACGGGTCGAGCTCGCCCGTCGAGAAGTTCGTTGTAAAGTCAACGAAGCGAGCCATCAGTTCCTCACTGCCGTCAGCGTGTAGTCTTCAATAACGCGCACCGGCTGATTCTTGCTATCAATGACCGAAGCCTGCCGGAAGAATCCACCGCGACCATTCTCAGCTGGGTCGCCAACAGCGATCTGCCGCCAGCGCAACGCCTTGTCACCTTGTTCTGTAATTGGCTCCGCAACGTGCCAGGCAATCATGTACTTCAGCAGCTGCACAAAGTATTGCGGCATTGCATATTCTGGTGTCTGGTACTGGTAGTCGATATAGACCGACTCCAGATTCGTCAGCAGCTTGTCGCCTTGGATCTCCCAATCGACACTAATGAAGCCGCCAATCGCAGCGGAATCGCGCACAGAATGCGGATTACCTAGCCGGTCACCAGGCAAAAG